AACTATATATTTAAGCTGACTTTTCGTCAAATATTTCTAAATAACTAACAATAGCACTTATACCAGATGTTACTGAAGATTCAATTTTAAGTATATCTCCAGATTCTAATATGACAGGTGCTTTTGCGACATTACAGATAGTAGCACCTGTAATGTTCATATAGGCTATTTGATAGTCAGTTGTAGCTGAGCTATCAGTTACTGATACTTTGACAATCTTATTGCCAGACTCATTAGTTACTTGTATGTTTTTAACGATTGCAGTTCTATTAGAAGGTACAGTATAAACTGTAACTGGTGTTGTTACACTTGGATCATAGAAAGCATTTTTATAAATATTAGCCATTAATATCCATCCTGTACTAATAATAAATCAAATGAGGCAGAAGCAGAAGAAGTAGAACTTGATATTGCTGAAACATAAATATCTGACTTTTGAGGTATTATATTAATTGCATTAAAAATAACAGTTGTCTGTCCACCTCTAACATTTAAAAATTGTTTTGTTTGAAATGCTGCATTAGTAACACTATTATCTTTTTGTATAAATTTAAAATCCATTTCTTGATCTTTACCAGATGATATATTCATTGATAATAAATAACCAGTATAACCTGCAGGTATGGTATATAAGCACATTAAAGTTTGACCATTACCTGGAGATATAGTTGCAGCAACATCAGATCCACCTGTATAAGTAACTGTAATTGTACCTTGATTATTTCCAAAAGATCCTGCTGTTTCAACAGACATTCTAAAAACTCTTAAAAATTGTTGTGTCGTAGTAACTGTGTTTGTACCATCTAAATCAACAGTTTCTTCCACAAGAGCATAAGAAGAATCAAGTCCTTGTATTCTTAAAGTTCTTGCAGCTGTTCCTACTACATCATCATTAGCATTATCACTGACTACATCAAGAGTAGCTTGAGCTGTTTGCCAAGAATAATTGTTTCCTGTTTCCCAAATAGTTTCAAAAGCACCTGATCCAATTGAATCATTATATCCAAATTTATTAACCATAGAGTAACCAGGAACTTTACCTTGTTGAACTGCTAAATAAAATGGAATGTTACCAACTGTACTTCCACCTGTTATTGGATTGACATTATTACAAGACATTAAGCAGGTTTAGTTGGAAATGCTACAGAATTAACTTGCTCAACAGTTGTTAATCCATTTGTAATATTTCTAAGTTCAGTTCTATAATTCATCCAAGCAGTTTTTTCAGCAGTTGTTAAAGTAGTGTCTGGTAGTTGTGTCCAATCACTAGCAGATAACAAAGTATTTCTTCTTTGTCTTAAATCTGCCATAGCTCTATCAAATGCACCATTGTTCCAAGCAATTTCATCTTGTTGTCTTTGTGCAATTTCTTCTGCTGTTAAAGGTACGATTTGACCATTAACTAATTTATGTGGTGCTGTCATAATAATCTCCTTTTATATTAATTAACTCCAAATAGCAATATCTCTCCACTATCTATGTTTCCACTAGACATTTGGAACTTGATAGCATCTACAGCAGATGTAGTATTCATATATCCAGCTACAAATGAATTTTGACTAAAATTTGAATCATAATATTGAACAGATGCTATAAAATGTTTTACAAAAGTAGTAGATGATGGATTAAATAAGTGCATATAACCTGATAAACTTTCATCATTTCCTGTGGTAATACCATAACCTAATGATTGAAATGATGTAGATTGTGCTAAATCTTTTCCAGTATCATAATCTAAATATGTACTACTATCAGCTTCATTATGACCAGGTGTAAAATGAGTTGTAGTTTTTGTTGTATTGTAATTTGAACCACTATCTGTTGAGCCATTGAAAGTAAAATTTGCTGTTGCAGATGTATGAATATTCACAAAATAAAAAACATATTCCTTATATGTACTATCAATACCAGATGTGAACTCTATACTAGCACTAGAACTAGCAGTAGCAGTTGAGATATGAGTTAAGCTACCCAATGAACTTATAGAACCAAATTGAGTTACATCTTTTACTGCTCTGTCGTTTAGTTTAATTAAACTCATTAATCTCCTTTTATTCCATATAGTTTTATTGTGCCAGAATCTATGTTGCCAGATGACATTTTAAATTGAAATTCATCAAGTGCAGATGTTAAATTAAAATATCCAGCTGAAAAAAAATTGTGCATATAATTAGATGGATTACTTAAGCTACAAGTTGACATAAAATGTTTTACAAAAGTTGTTGATGAAATTCCATAAAGCCATAATTCTCCAGATGTAGTTTGGTCGTTATCATTTCCTACTGCACCAGAAACTGCTTGAAATGCTGTTCCTTGTGCTTGATCCATTGTAGGAGCATATTGTAATGATGTACCACTATCATCTTCACCATGATAAGCTAAAAAAGTAGTAGATGTAATTGTTTCATTATAACCAGAAGCACCAGCAGCATTTGCTTGAAAACCTAAACTGGTATTATCAGTAGCTGGGTGTATATTAATAAACTCAAACTTGTAAATTGGATAGGTGCTATCTATTCCACTTGTAAATTCTATTGAGGCACTACCACTTGCAGTTTGAGAAGATATTAAAGTCATCTTACCTTGTGCAAGACTTCCAGGAGTAGTTATGCTAGATATTGAATTGTTGTTGTGCTTAACTAATGCCATATAATTTTATTACTCCACTATCTATGTTGCCTGATGAAAAAGAAAATTGAACTCCATCTATAGCTGATGTCGTATTACAGTATCCAGCAATAAATCTATCTCCTAGACTATCATCTTGACCATAATCTGTACTTCTGACTATAAAATGCTTAACAAAAGTATCAGAACTAGGATTGAATAATTGTATAGTTGAACAACCAGATTCATCATTTCCATTTCCAAGATTCCAATTTATAGTTTGAGCAGATGTACTTTGTGCTAAATCAACAGTAGTTGCATATCCAAATCCTGTGCTATCTGATTCTGTATGAAATGCTCTAAAAAATGTTGTAGTTTTAGTTGCGTCAAAACTAGAACCACCATCTCTAAAATTTATTTGAAAACTAACATTATCTGTAGCTGGGTGAATATTTATACATTTAAACACATAAGAATCATAAGTAGAATCTATACCTGTGGTAAATTCTATTGTTGCACTTGCACTTGCTGTTTGGGTAGAGATAAGATTTAATGCACCACCAGATATGCCAGAGGGTAAGCTAGTGATAGCACTTAATGAATTATTTACTGCAAATTTTAAAGCCATAGCAAATCTCCGATTTGATATTTTGTTTTTCGGTAGGAAAACACCATAGGGTTATACTCCTATCAATGCTTTTACTTCTTCTTCAGTTAAACCTAAGTCTAAAAGTTTTTGTTTGCCAGATGCTTTTTTAGTTGTCATATCTGCATCAGCTTGTTTTAATTCTTCAATCTTTGCATCTACTTCTGCTTTAGTTGGCATAGTAGCACCATCTTTAATAATCTCTATGCACTCATAACACATTCTATGTTCGTTAGGAATTTTGTTTCCATTGTCATCTTCTTTTTTCCAACCATACCAATTACCACCATTAAAAGTGTGTAATGCGTCTTGTAAATAATCTCTCATATTATGTATCTCCTAATCTTACAAATGTTACAAAAGTTTCGTTTTGTACCGTACTACCAGTTACATTTGAACCAGCATCAATAGAATCAGCTTTCATTCTAGTTTTATGTGTAGTAACATTAGTTACATCAAATAAAAATTCAGTAGATGATGCGTTAAATTCTCCAGCCGTTGTTGAATAATTAGCTCTTGCTACATCAGTATAATCAGCATTGTTTACAGTTACTTGTATATATCCATTAATATTATCATTATCTACACCATTACCTTGACAAGTAAATCTAATTGAATAAACACCAGTTGATGGAAAAGTAAAAACACCAGAACTTTCTGTCATTCCAGTTCCAATACCACCCCAACCAGTATTATCTACTCTTTCCCAATTTGAAGTAATAGTTCCACTTGTTGTATGATTTGCAGTTATTCTCCATTGGTCTGCCATTGTAATTCCACCAGCAGGTACTTCCGCAAAACTATTATCTCCTCTTAAAAAGGTTGTAGCATCTTTAGTTCCTGTTGCTGTTAATTTTGCAAGTGAAACAGTATTATCTGAAGGAGTACCTATGTCTAAGGTATTACCTAATACCATTACAAAATCTATAACATCTCCAGTAGATAGGTTACTAGCAAAGGTAAGTGTAGAACCAGATACAGTAAAGCTATCTGTTGGAGATTGTAAAATTCCATTTAGACTTACTAGAAATTGATTAACATTGTCATAGCTAGTAAAGTTAACACCACCATTTTGCATAGTGTATGCAGCTTGACCATTAACTACACTTATTGCGTCTAGCTTAACAAAGTTTCCTATTACTGGTGTCTTACCTATATATGCCATTACTCTCCACCCCCATTATCTATTACTGTTCCACCATCTGCTATCCACTCTTGTATTGCTTGGTAATCTGAATTTGCTTCGTCTAGTGGTACTGATACTATTAAATTAGAATTAGTATAAGTTACTTTGTAACTTACAAACTCACTATTTAAATAATTTTTTGTAACTGTATCTATCATAATTATAACTCCGCTTGAAATGCTATGTAAGCACTTGCATTGTTTGTTCTAACATATCCTGCTGTTCCAGCAGTTCCACTTGCATCTGTAGTATTATAAATCTGTGCTATTGTTTCAAAAGATGTACCTAGTAAAAAATCATCAACATCATCAGAAGCACCATTTGTATTAGACCTAAAATAATTAGAACCAGAAGCAGAGAGTAAAGTTGGACTTGTTCTCATATTTGTTGGAAAAAACACTACAACATTAAGTTCTGAAGCATTATAATAAGTTCCAGTTCCTACTGGACTATTGCTTGTACCTTCAACATGAAGATAATAATACCTCTGACATCTTTGTAAATTCACATCATGTGGCAAGAACTCAAAATCAGATGCTGATGTTCCAGCTTCTAATTGTACTCCTGTAACATACCATTCGTTAGCTGTGCTGTCTGCAAGGTTGACTTGACCTACTGCTCTGTTGGCACTTGTTGTGCTTTCCCAAGATGTTGCTAAAGTTCCAGATGTATAAGTTGTTCCAGCAGCTAACCAAAAATTTAACTGCAAACTATTTCCATTATCATTATTAAAAGCACCAGTAGTATCTCCAGCATAAGTTAAAGTTTTCTTTTCCCAAGTATCAGCAGATGAAACTGTGTAAGATTTACTAATTGTTCTTGAATTATCTGAATCTTCTAATTCTGCAATATATGTTCCAGTTTTATTTGATCTTACCCAAAATGAAAGAGTTGTGCTTTCAGCAGATGAAGTTCCTTTTTTTAAATACTGTAAATTTTGACCTTCAATTTTTTGTGAAATAATTAAATAATCTCCAGCACTCAAAGAACCATCAGCAGTAGTACAATCCATTTTTAATGATTTTGCAAAACCTTGAGCAGATGGAACTGTAGTATCTTGTGATTGTGTCCATGTTCCAGCACTACTTATACTAGTTCTAAATCTATCAACTGTATTATAACCAGGTGCAGTAATAGAAGATACCGAAGTCGATCTTTGAGCAAGACTCATATCTCCATTGATGATGATGTTTCTAAATGGTATTGGTTCAATATACTTAGCAGCAGTTACAGCATTGTCTTGTATTTTTGCTGTACTAATAATATTATCTTCTAAGTCATCAGCACTTAAAGGAATTGCTGTTGGTTTGTTTCCTATGAAAGGCATTTATTTCTCCTATGAACTAATTGCGTCTACTGTTGATACCCAAACATCTAATGATGAAGCTGTGTCTGATATTACTTTTAAAGCATCTCCAGATT